ACTCGCCGCAGAAGCGGCCCCGACGGTTACGGTTTTGCCCCCGGTGGTGACTGCCTTACTTGCAGCCAGGACCCCTCCAGCACCGCCGCCGCCGCCGCCCGAATCCGCCCCAAGATCTCCGCCGCCGCCGCCGCCCGCAACGACAAGATAGTCCACATCGCCTGGACTGAGAACGGTAAGCGTATCACTCGCCGTGAAAGTGTGGATGCGCTTGGTCGCTGTCTCGACAACCGTTCCGCCAGTGCAGTAGGTCATCTAACTAGCTCCGGGTGTATGAAAGCTGGACGCCAATCAACCGAGCATCGATTGCCAGCGTGTCCGACCCATCAGCGGCCTTCCGGTACACCGTCAGGTTGATCAGTTGTCCACCAGCAGGAGTCCCGGCCCAAGTGATCGCGGCCGTCGCATCAGAGATGTACAAGTCCTCGGTGGTGCCACCTGTATCCGCAGTGGTCTGCGCCGTACCGACGGCCTGATCCAGTGCATCGTCGTTGGCGTAGCAGCGTCCCTCTATGCCCCAGACTACGCCAAAGTTGGTTGTCGTAGCCGCGTGCATCCAGAAGAACTTGGCCGTCATCGTGCCGCCGTTGTAGTCAGAGGGCAGCGCGAACGTGTAGTCGGCGTGCTCCTCCGTGTCCTTATCGAAGTCGAGCACCTTGAGGTTTTGCTTGTTGGTGGTCAACTCAACCGGGGTAGCGGCAGCACAACCGGCCGTCACTTTGGGTTGACCGCTGGCGGCAGACAAAAATACCTGGGCCGAGATAACTCCACCCGCGACGTTTCCCAACTGCGTCTCAACCCCGGCGTCGTCTTTGCTATAGACCTGGCCGTCTGCCTTGGCATAGACCGCGACTTTCGCGGCCGCTGGGGTCGATGGGGCTGCTCCTTCGTTCAATAAGAGTCTGCTCATGGTCCTATCCTATCTCCATTATGGCATTGGATGCCAGCTCAAGAACGCCAGCGGCCCCGATCTCGAAGTCGTCCGCGATGTATCTGGACATTCCGGCCAGGACAGTGCTTGAGCCGGCGGCCGCGACTGATCTCAATAGATCACCCGTTGCGGTGGAAGAGATGACAACCGTTGAACCCGCTCCATTGTCCTGAATACCAATGCCGGCGCCTGCCGTCAGCACCCGCTCTAGTGCCAACTGGTCTGTGGCGAGCAGGGTCACGAACCGTACTGCATTCTGATCGAACCTAGTGTATGTCGTCATCGCTCTCCCTATGGTATCGGGCACACACCCAGCAGGCTGAACAGGCTTCCGGGGGCGAAGTCGGCAACACCGCCTCCAGAAGTTATGGTCAGAGAAGTGATCGGGTCGGTTTGATTGACCCACTGACCCCCACCCTGTTCGGCGGTAACGAAACTCAGGGTGGCAAACTCCGTCACATTGGGGTTGTATTCAAAGCTCTTCCAGGCCGCGGCCCGCTTCGCCTCCAGCCCCAGGTATAACGCATAGTTGGGGATGTTCACCTCGCACATGCCGAAGTTCTTTTCGTTAGGCGAGTCCTCGCCTGGCAGGCGGGCCAGCCGGATTGCGTTGGCCGCGGTGATACCTCCTTGAATGTCATCGATATCGACTGGTCCGGTGAGGCGGGCATGGGCGATAGCATAGGTGAGATAGTTGGCTCCGGCGTCTGCGTTGAACGTCATCAGCATTGGGGGCAAGCCGAGCAGTTGATCCAATGTGGTGCCCGCATTGATCCACAACCACAGGTGCAGGAAGTCCTGATTGATGGCACTGAATGTAACCGAGGGGACATCTGAGGTGACCTGGATGGTTTCGAGGCAGGCGATCCCACCGCCCGAAGGAAAGGCCGCGCTGGAGAACTCCAGCGTCTCTAGGCGATCTACCCGCTTGGTGACCTTTTCGATCCTGGCCGCGTAGTCCTGCAACAGACGGTTCAGGTCACCCGGTGGCAAGGTCAACCTCCAGCCGAGCCCTCAGGTCTTCCCGCCCGCTATCGTCCACGGTGATCTGGATGGTCCTCACGATGCCGTCGAATTCCAGACTTCGATATCGAGCCGTTACCTTGTCCCCGAAACCCCAGTCCACCCCGTAGCGGCTCTGCGGCGTGTCCAAGAGGTCTCCGGAGAAGAACAGCCGCGGTCGCCCGGCCTGCATCCGTTCAAAGGCCCGGTTGGCCACGCCCAGGACCGTGACCTCTTCACGCGCATCCTGGAAAATGTCCCGCCGGTTCCAGATGGACCGGCCCATCCGAGGTAGGTCATTCTCAGTGTCTATGACCCGAGATAGCCCCTCGCCCTGGCCACCGCCCCAGACGTAGTTGATCTCCTGGGTCCAGTCCTCAATGAGCGATGGGGCACCCAGGTTCCCGGCCTCTTTGGAGAAGATGACCGGCGGGAGACCGCCAGAGAGCGTCCGGTCAGTTCCGCGCACGTTCACCCAGGTCCTGAATTGGAACTGTGCCCGCCCTGCTGGAACACAGTCGAAGTAGACCGGCGTCCCCTGATGCCGGCTGGCCTCGGCGATCTCCTGGATGACTGGGAGGACCTGGCGCCAGGAGAAGCGCCGCTCAATGGTCTCTCCCTGGCCGACATCGGGGTCCACTGCGAAGTTGGCAGCCGGGAACCGTTTGGGCCTACCCTCAGCATCATTTCCAGCCAGCGCGCCGCGAGCCTCCCGCACGATGGCCTTGATGACATCATCGGCGAAGCCGGTCTTATCGGCCTCCGCCTCACCGGCCTCATAGGCGATGGTGGCCGGGTCCAGCAGCCGGAGCTGGTCCGGACCGCTCAGGGTCAGGAGTTCGGTCCCGTCCGGGGCAGAGTCCCAATTCCACTTGCGCAGGAACCCGACCATCTGGAACTGCGGTTCTGCGCCTTCCGGCTCGCGCCAGATCTCGAACAGGTTGTCAGGCGCCAGCAGGTTTTCGGGGTAGTCTTCCGGGAGTACGAGGGTGAACCAGCCGAGGTCGTTCAGGACCCGGACGTACTCAAGCCGGGTGAACTGCTGGATCGTGCGGAGTGGTTCGCCATCGTGGGTGAGAAGATCGATACGATGTTGGGCCATTCATTCCGCGTCTCTGTTACAGGTTAGACGGGCGGGCCGGGCGCCAGTCCGGCTGTGGCCCGTTCGCCGGGACCATGCGGGGGCGGAAGACTTCTCCGGGCCTCCAGGTCGTTCTCGACAAGCGAGCGTGTCTGCGACTTTCCACGCCGCCGCCCATCTTGACTTCGGCTCTCCTAGCCCGGGGTCTCTTCGCCAGTGAATGTCCGGGGATGCGAAGTCCCGAATTCAGTGGCGAAGCTCAACCCATCGCCGCCCTCATCGCGGATGCCCAAAGCGACCCGGCCATCCGCATTGATGAACAGCGCCCACTTTGGGAAGGGGGTACCCTCTTCCCTCTCCGGGTTGATCCACCCGGCCCAGCCGTGGCTCTCTGGGTATTTGTAGCGTCCGACCTCGATGCGCTCCATTGCGCACCTCCTCGTTGAAGTCGGCCACCTGCCGCTCTAGTATTGCCCGCTCGGTGGGTTTCGCCGTCTTATACACCGATAGTTTACGGACACGGGTTATCCTACTCAGTCGTCGAAACTCCAATGAGTGACCTGCCATCGCAGGCTGATTTCCGTAGGCGTATCCGTATCCTCGGCCATGAAGGCAATGCGGTTTGATCCAGGCAGCAGCTCAAGCAGGTCGCTTCCAGGCAGCACCCCGGCGATGACGTTGCCGCGGAAGTCCGAGGTCGCCCGCTGCAACCCCTGGCGCAGGTCCACCAGGACGGTCTCTCCGTCCAGGATCTCCAGGTCAAATAGCACCCGCTGGCCGGTCGTCTGGTTCTCCAGCCAGCGCAGGTGGGCCGGCCCCAGGACCTCCAGGATCGGACTAGCCTTGGCCCGCCCATTGTTCTCAGCCGTCTGGATCTCCGATGCCTCCGCCGAGCCGTTGAAGTCTCCGCCGACCCACAGATCGTCACCGTTGAATGCTAGCGAATGAACCGTGGGTGTTCCGGGCAGCACCACGTCCAGATGACCGAACCGAGTTCCATCCCAGGAGGCCAGGGCAGCCGCCAGGCCCGCTCTGGTGGCACTCGTGAAGTCGCCCCCAAAGACGGCCAGTCCCTTGGGAGAAAAGCCGATCCAGCGTGCAACAGTCCCACCTAACAAGCCATCGCCCTCTACGCCGAGCGGGAACCATTCCTGGCGGTTGAAGACGGCGACCTTCTGGACCGTGACGAATCCGATGTCGGTCAAACCCTCGCCGACGGCGTACAGGTTGCCATTGGGAGCCAGTTCGATATGTCGGACCCGCTGATCGGCCCCCTCTTCCCCCAACTGGGTAAATGCCGCACCGTCCCACTTGGCCACCCGTTTGAGAGTGTTGGCCCCGGCGCCGGTCTCCTGCGTGAAGTTGCCGCAGAAGAAAACCGTTTCCCCATCCAGGTCCATCGTGATCTCGTGCACTGTGTCATTGACGCCGACGCCGAATGCACCCGTAAGAGCCGAAAAGGCATTCGTTGCAGGATCCCAGGAGGCTATTTTGTTCAGGGTCGTCAGGGTATCAGCGGTCTGGACCAATGCACCGCCCAGAAAAAGAATTCCATTGCGATCAACTGCTAGACCTTGCACATCATCGTCGAACCCAACTGGCGCGCCGGTCCCCATCGTAGCCCAGGTATCTGTACCGGGGTCATAGCGGGCGATGCGGTTCATCGTCACACCGCCGATGGCCAGGAAAGTGCCTCCGACATAAACCATGCCGTCGGGGCCGAAGGCTATCGCAAAGACGACATTATCATCTACCCCAGTCGCCAATGGCGTGATGGTCTGCCCATCCCGGCTGATGCGGCAGATGCGGGCACAGTTCGCATCGCCATCGAAGCTGGTGAAGCTCCCGCCGACATAGACATCGCCGGTCCGAGGATCAACTTCGATCACTCGTACCTGGTTATTGGCTCCCGTCCCTATCGCTTGCCACTCGCCATTGATCCGAGCAACGATCCGGTTGGCATTCGCCACCGTCTGTCCGGGATCGAGCTCCAGTACATCCTGGCTGTCCACCCGCCAGAATGGATCGGGGCAGAACAGGCGCACGGCGAAGCTGTTATTGAATGGGAAACGGAGATCGCCCGACCACTCCAGCCCGCCCTCGTAGACTGCTTCCAGATCGCGCGGCGCTCCGGCATTCAAGTAGCGCAGGAGCAGGCTCTGGGTCTCCTGAACGAGGTCCGGCTTGACGATCTCCTCCAGCGCCCGGCGAGCCTTGTGTAATGGACCGAGGTCGGCCGGGGAACCGACCCTCTCATCGGGGTCCTTGGAGGCCCAGAACGTGAGACCCAGGGCACGGGGCAATGGCCGCACTCGTTGAACGAGCGCCCGGTCCACGTCGGCGAAGTTCTGGACATTGAGCTGCACCGGAGGCATTCCGAGGCCGGACGACTGCGTAGGCCACAACAGGAAGTCCAGGCCCTGGCTCAGTTCCCGTAGCCGGCCGCCACGGCGGAAGCGCCCACTGCGGACTGAGGTCGAAGCCTGCCGCGCTCCGGTCCAGCGGAAAAAGGCATCGCCGGCATGGGGCGGCAACTCGCGCTCCATGTCCCCGTCGGCATAGCTCGTAGGCCAGCCGGTGGCCTCCACCTGAAAAGCATCGACCCAGAATGTCACCGACTGAATGCGCTCGGCGGTCTCCACAAAGAGCCGCAAGTCCGTCACCGCCAGCGCACCCAGGAACCCGACGACGCTGGCCCGGGTCCAGTATTCGTTCAGCAGCGCGAAAGGCTTGCCGGTGAAGGTCAGGCCGTTGGTGTTGTCCACCAGCCGCAGGCGCACCCACCCGTCTCCGCGCAGGTAGCAGCTGGCCGTGACCGGCTGAGCAGAGATGCCGGGCGCGCTGTCTTTGCGGATGCCCTCGCCGACCGCCACGCCATCCGTGACGATCTGGACGGATGCTCGGCCGAAGCGGGCCTGCGTAAGCTCCCGAGTCTCGGTTGAACCGACCGCCGTGATGTCTGCCAGGCCGTTGGTGGGATCCTCAATGCTCGGGTTCGTGTCGAGGTTCTCGGCCTCGGCCGGTTCAATGACCAGAAGCTTACTCATCGTTTCTTCAAGTCCTCAGGGATGGAAGAGACCGCATCATTCCACTTGCGGCGATAGGGACAGGAGAAGTCATGGGTAGCCGGGCTGTGGGGATTCAATTGCACATCGTCGGCCGCCCGCGGAGAACAGTCGCACAGCTCATCCTGTAAGAGTTGCTCTATGGCTTTAAGTCTGGCCTTGGCCTGGGCGAGATCGGTTGCAAGGGCATCCGCGCGGTTTCCTTCATCTGCGCTCCGTGCAGAACAATGCAAGTGCATTGGCCCGATGCCATTCTCATAGACGCGGACGCTAGGGAGGTCTATCGGAAACAAGCACCTTACGCATCTTTCCATAACCGCGGTCGTGTCATTCATCTTCTTGCTCCTTCAACTCAAGGCGACGAAACAGGCGGTTCTCCCCGCTGTCGATCTCGTATAGAGCGCTGATGCCTATGCCCCAGTTCTTCCCGAAGCATCGGACGATGTGCCCCTGAGTACCGACAGGCGTGCCGAGATACGGACTCTTCACGACAACCACGGGCATGTCAACTGCAAGATCGCTCTGTTCTCTCGCCTGCTCGCTTCTTTGCTTGTTCATGTTAGGCAGAACCCCCCTTCGCAGCCTTCAAGTTCATCGAAGTCCATCTGCGATTGCACGGCCAGATCAAGAGGAGCCAATGAAGGATGCAACCAGACCTTATCTTTCTTCAGCAAAGCAACTCGTTTATGATTGATATGCTCCTCTATCTGTACCGCGCGCGCAAACAGATCCGGCCTCTGTTTATCCAGCCGACGCCACTCCATCGGGCTATGAAACGGGCAGAAGTAGCAGGCAGAACGTGGCGCTGGCGGTAGGCTCGCGTCCCGAATGACGGCGAGGCAGTCGGCCCGGCTCATGTCCAGATCAATCAATGGATATTCGAGTTGCTTCCAGAAGCGATTGCGTTCGATCCATTGCCTACCATTCCGCCGTGCCCGCTGGATCTCGTCTGTACTGATGCCAAGACCGACCGTTACAATATCGGCATCCCGTCCCCCATTGGTGGCGATCCATCTGTCTATTTGGCGGATCTTGTAATCGACGGTGCAGGCCCTATTGCCGGGCGCTCCATTGCTCATCCGTGCCGGAATAGGAACTGAACGATTGGTACTCATCAAGCTCTGGTATAGGGTCCTGCCGCCCTTGGCGATCTCGACAAACTGGATGCCATGCGTGATCGCGTAGGGCTGACTGACATTCCGGACGTAGGCCAGCACATCTGGATGCTCGCTATCGTCGCCTGTATTGGCGAAGACGTGGACGCGGTAAGGCAGATCCCCACGGGCTGATAACACCAGTACTGCGGTGCTCTGCACACCGCCACCCGAACTGAATAAGCGCATCTCCTTGCTCATATCTTCTCCGCCATGGCCTGCATCATCTGGAAGTCGCCTATGATCGGCTCGGATCGGGAGGCGCTGTTCACCGTTAGGTTTAAATTGGTAGTGGAGCTCGGCCCGGCGCCGACGACCTGAGCAGCCGCAGTCTGGAGCGCAATGGCCGGCATGGGCGTCGATCCACGGATGCCAGCCGCCAGCCCCTCCATCATCTGCTGGCCGATGCCCATCATGAGCTTAGAGGGTGAGCCGAGACCGAGGAAGTCTGCTACGGCATCAATGGCCCCTTCCAGCCCACCGACGATGGAGTCGGAGACGCCCTGAACCCAGGTGGCGATGCCATCGGAAATGCCTTGCAGTGCAGCTGAGATGATGATGGACAGGTTGTCCAAAATGCCAGACCACATATCCAGGAAGTCATCCAGCTTCACGCCGACAACGTTGGTCGCGGCTTCCAAGAGACCCTCAAGGCCATTGGTGATGGCCTGGACCGCGCCCTCAAAGTCTCCAGTCAGAAGCGCCGCTAGTCCGGCGATGATGCCGGTAACCAATGTGGCGAAGCCTTCAAAGGTCGCCAGCACGGTTCGGACCAGGAAGCCGACGACATCGATCACCTCATCGCCGTGCTCCCGCCAGAAAGTAGCAAGAGCCTGTAGGAAGATGCCGATGTTCTCCACGATGCGCTGGACGGTCGGCCCCAGCGTCTCGCTGAAGAAGGAGGCGAACCGCTGGCCCTCCTCCACGAGTGATGGAACATGAAGCATGAAAGCATCGACGAGTTCCTTGACGCCATCAATGATCGGCTGCAGGAACCCACCAGCTTCGCCGAGTGCCGGCGCGAACTCGCCACTGAATAGATCGGATACAGTCTGGATGGCGCGGGGCAGGTTGTCCTGAAGCCATGTGACCAGCGTGTCGAAGATCGGCTTTCCAGTTGTTTCCCAGAAATTGGTAAGCGTGTCCCGCATCCCCATGAAGTTCGTGTCCCAGCCCGCTTTGAGCAGTCCGATCAAGGTAAGCAGCAGCCCGATGGGCGAGGTCAAGCGGCCCAGAATGCCGGCGATCTGGGCGATGGTTGCTACGACTGCGGCGGCAGCCAGCGCGGCTCCGATCCCTTCGATGGCTCCAATGATGGCATCCTTGTTTTCGGTGATGAAGTCGCGTACCTGGGTGAAGACACCTACCACCTTATCGCCAAACTCCCGGATGCGATCTTGGAGGTCCTGCGGAAGCATGGAGAGCAGGGCTTCCCGGAACTCTATGGACAGCGGCCCGGCATCCACCAGCGCCTGGGCAAGCCGCAAGATAAAGCCCACTGCCCGGTCAATGGCCGGCCCGATCCGGCTGCGGAACAGCTCGACCATCAGCGGCAGGACTTGCTCAACCAGCGGCGTCAGACCTTGCAGGAGCTTGCCCAAAGACGGGATCAGTACGAAGCCGATGCTCTCGGCCTGCTCCCGGATGTGGCCGATCAGGATCGTAAACTGTCCAGAGAGTGTCTTTGAAGCCGCGACCGCTCTTCCACCAATTGAGGTTGATAGCGCATCCATCAGAAAGGTCTGAGCTTCGGCAATGCGGCCAGTTTCAACCATTCCATCGATGAGCTTCTGCTGCTCATCGGTGAGGATGATGCCAGCTAGGCGAAGAGCCCGCAAACCCTCGCCCGGTAGTTCCAGAGCGCGGCCAAGCTGGCCGGCCGCCGAGGCCGCGTCTGTGCCCAGTGCAGCGGCAAGATCAAGCGTCAGGCGCAGCGCCGGTTCAAAGGCATCCCCACGGATATTCTTGAAGCGTAGCAGGACTGCTTCGGCGGCGATCACGGCATCATCGCTGCCGCCCGCCAGATCTCGCAAGGACATCGCCAAGTCCAGCGCCCGCTGCTCAGTAATACCGGCTACTCCGCCGGTCGCGGCCAGTACGGACTGGAGCGCGGCGACATTCTTCTCCGCGTCAACCGCCTCCCGGATGCCGATGGCCGCAACCGCGGCTAGTGCTCCGGTCGCAGCGGTTGCCGCGCCAACCAGCGCGGTCCCCAGGATGCCGCCGACCTTGATGACTGTGTTGCCCAGGCCGACGAATTGTCTGCCGAGGCTATCGCCAGCGGAACCTACCCGGCCGATGGCCTTGTCCATAGACCCAAGGTCCCGAACGAAGTTGGGGACACCGGCGGCCAATGCCTGGATGCCGAGCGGTTCCAGTGCCACTACTTCCGTCCCCTCATGCTCTTGCTCACCTGAGCATCCTGTACGTGCGCGCCGATCTGGTCATGCAGTTGCTTCCAGGCGATAACGGTCGCCTTGAACTCGGCCGGGTAAGGTTCCGGTTCTGCCAGCCACCAGCGGGCCAGGTCCAGCCCGGCCGCCACGCAGGCCTCGACCTCCAGGAATGCCATACTATAGGCGATGCCCGGGTTGATCGCGTGGCGCAGACCGACCGACTCAATACGCTCACCGTGCCTCGTCACCCGGAAAGGACTTCGCCGCTAGGGCTATGGCCTCCTGGGTCACGCCTGAGCGGCTCATGATCTCCTGCAGGTCGTTGGCCGCGACGGCCACATAGCGCTTGAACAGGAACTCCGTATCCAGTGGGTCTTCCAGGTTGAAGCCATCCAGGTCAAGATGGCCTAGCTTGACCATCTTCTGGATCTTCGGCATCCACTCTTCCCGATCCGGCAGATCGCCCTCGATCACCACGCCGAACAGCAGCATGGCATCGATGACGGCCTCCGCCCGATGGCGCTCGGCCGCGGCCAGGGCGCGTAGGTAACCCGGATCGCTCGGGTTCGACTCCTCCCGGCCCTCCTTCTCCGGGTTGGCCCACATCGGGACCTCGGGATCCTGGATGCGGCTGGCGACCTCGGTCAGCAGAAAACCAGCCACGGGCACAAGGCGAGCCCTGTAGCCCGTGGACAGTTCGATGACCGAGGTCGCCTTGCTGCGCTCCCTAGCTACAGAGAGCGCCGCGTCGGCAGAGTGCGGAGATGCTCGTTTCTTGGTCATGGTTACCTCCAGTGGGAAGGTCTAGGTTGCGTGGTTATCAGTCAGACCCGACGATGATGATGCCGTCCATGGCATCATCGGCCAGGCCGGCGCCGAACACCAGGTTCGGGTCGAACTCGCAGGCGGCAATGGCGTTGATCTTGTCATTGGCCGGGATCAGGGTTGAGCCTTCCGGCACCACGACCCAGGAGAACCCGCCGTCGTAACTCCGCAGGATGCGGCCCTTGGTCGCGGCTGTCTGGTGCGCCATGTAACCGACGCTGCCGGTGGCGAAGGCGATGTCGAAGACCACGCCCGAGCCGGAGCCTGGGAAGGCCTTCTCGGCCCAGGTCTTGCCTTTGTTCAGGGTGTAGAACAGGCGCCCGTTGCTGGTTCCGACAAGCCACTCGTTCTCACTCTTGATCCAGACGCAGTTCAGGTTGACGCCGACCCCGACCGGGTTGGTCGTTGTGGCCTGCCACAGCGTGCCGTTCTCGGTGTAGACCACCGTACCGCTGTTGCCGACCGCCACCGCGAACTCCTCACTGATGGCATGGACCGCCAGCAGGTCGGCCACGGTCGCCACGCCGGCATCGATCACACTCACCCCGCCGGTCGGGTCCTGCAGGCTATAGATGTACCCGCCCTCCCCGACGATGAAGGCGAAGTTGCCGAGGCTCCAGATGTCGTTCGGGCATCCGGAGCCGATGTAGCCGGTGGTGACTTCGGTGAAGGCCGGATCGGTCACGCCGTCAAAGTCGTCCTTATCAGCGTAGTGATGGCTGCAGCTCTCCTGCGAGATGACCACCACATAGCCAGAGACGCAGGCGATGCCGCTCGGGTCTTCCCCGGTTGCCAGGGTGTCCACGTCGTGGGCATAGAAGTTGACCCCGCTGTCGATGCTGAACACCACATCCGCCGGCGTGCCGGGCGAGCCACCCGCGCCCAGGGTCACGGTGAACATCTTCTTGCAGCCGTCGGACAGCTCTTCGCACTCGCCGCAGCTGATGGCATCGCAGATTACCGCGTCGATGGCCTCGTTGGTCAGGACATTGCCGCCTCGCTCGGCGATAGTGATGGGCAGCACTTCGTACAGCCGGACTGCGGAGATCTCGGCGGTCTCGTTGACCACGGCCTTCTCATCGGGTTGGAGCGCCCCCAACGCGTCCGAGGACCAGCTGGGGATGTTGGCCAGCTCCATGATGAGCTTCTTCTGAAACTCGTTGAACAGGCTCGGATCGGTGCAGGCGCCCATGTTCAGCTGCAGGTCGTTGGCACAGCCGCGTTTCGCCAGTTCCAAGAGCAGCGATCGCAGGTCCTGGGCATAGCGCCCGACCAGCGAGGTAGTCGGCCGCTCTTCCTCGCCACGGATCGTTCCCAACACATCGAACTTCCCGAAGGTCCTCGGGCTGGGACTGTAGACGTTCTCTACATCCCCGAAGCTCTGCTCCGTTTCCATCTGCTTGAGCTGGTGCTCATAGCTAGGGCGATGGTCAACCCGGGCGCCTCCCTCAGTGAGAAAGACTCGGGAGTTACCCGTCTGCAGGGGAGTGAATGTTCCCATGTTGAACCTCCTGGTCGTCCGTGCGATACAGTTGGACAAGATGCCGCTTCAGAGCGCGACAGGCGATGGCTTGCAGGTTTGCGTTCGTTCGCTGTAGGTCCTCCCAGTTCAGAATGCCAGCCTCCGCCAGAGCGTTGTGGATGTCCCGGCGCAGTCCTTCCCAGTCAAGCCGCTCCAGATCGGGCGGGTCCTGCGGGATGCCGGCCTCGGCCATCAAGTCGGGATCCTCGTCCCGCACCAGCGAGGCATGCCGATAACCGTTGCGGTCGGTCCATTCTACTCGTCTCACACCACTGCCACCGATGCCCGGGCCCCGACGAACCGGCGCACCCTCCGCCAGGCCTTGATCTCACCGACCAGCGTCCCGAAGGGGTTGGCTCCGTCTCTCGGATCTAGTGTATAGGCTGGTTCATCCGCTCCTGTGCGGGAGGTGTCCCAGCGGAGATCGTTGACCAGCTTCTCTACGGTTCCACAGGAGCAGAACGGCCGGGAGAGCCGGGCAGTCGCCAGCCAGGCGATGGCCTGCGCCCAGTACAGGCTGAGAGGCTCGCAGGCACGGCCGGACAGGAACTTCCGGTCCAGGTCACCGGCGTAGTAATTCACCTTCACCAGATCCGGCTCCCGGCAGTCCACCCAGTCGGCGGCAGCCCATTGGCCTGCAACAGCGTCATAGTTGGCTGGCTGTGGGACCAATAAACCACCATGCACGTCGCGGACGTGGGCGCATCCATCCTGGACTTGCAACGTGCAGGATGGACAACCGTTGCCTCCGCAAGAGGCACAGATACCGCTCACGGTTGAGACAGGATCCGGCTCCCAGAAGAAGCGGGCGCTCGGCTGGGTGAAGTCAACGAACTCCCTGTAGACATCAACCAGCGTTTCATAGATCGCGGCATCGGTCAGGTCCAGCGCGTGCGCCCCGTCGCTGGTCGGGAAGGCTTCCCACAGTTCAGGATGAATGGCCTGCCAGATCCAGAATGTGGCGGTGAACACGCCGCCTGAGATGGACTTGGTACGCAGTGGCCGTATCTCCCACTCGGGATCGCCATCGTATCCCTCAAAGTAGACCTTGACTTCGCAGGCGTCGGTGAGCGCGGTGGCGATGGAGACAGTAACGGTCTCGTCGAAGCCATCCCCATCCGCGTCACTGCGGATGATGGCGGGTGTCCCGACAAAAGTTGTCCCTCGCTGGCCGGCGGAGATGAACTTGGCATAGTCGGCTCGGATGGAGCGCAACTGCCCGCGGTTGGTCAGGCCTTGGGTGATGAGTTCGGGCCGGTAGTGCCGCGGATAGGGATGGATCTCATTCGTGATGAACATGGGCGCCGGCCAGAAGCCGAGCACGCGGGCGATTTCCTCTTCGGCGGTGGCGATGGCCTGGGCCAGTTCTTCGCGGCTGACGCGGTCGCTGCTCTGCCACTGGAATTGATGCCAGATGGCGTCGCACTGGCCACCAGCCGGGAAGATCGATGCTCCGGCCGCACCCGAAAAGTGAGGAGGGGCAATACCCAGGATGTAACTGTAGGCGTCCAAACTCAGGAGCGTGTAAGTGTCAGCGCGCGCCATTAGCCACCCTGTCTACTATGACCGCCATCGCGGATAAGGCGAAGGGCAACGAGATCAGGATCGCAACGTTCGGCCAGAACCAATAGGCTAACGTCAGGGTCGCCGCTAGGTAGGGTGAGACGCACCAGGTACACATCATCAATTTGGAGAGTACGGTCGTTGAGTAGGCATTCGAATGCTCGTCGTACCGCACGCCCGCTAGGTGCCTTAGCTTCGGGAAGATATCCCACGGCCCATCCTCGTTCACCAGCAGGTTCGAGATCCGCCATGTCGCCAAGCCCAGGATCAGGTAGTCCATGGTAAATGGACCGGCGCTATCCGGCCGCCGCAGCCATCGCCTGCAGCTCTCTTACCGACTGGATGATGATCTCGGCCTTGGACTTCGCCGCGCCCAGCTCGATCAACCCGTCTGGGCCGAGCGCCAGGATGTCGTCGGCCGTCTGGATGCCTTTCGACTTCAGCTTCTTGGCGAGGGTTTTGCTGACCCCAGGGAGCGCCTGCAGATCCAGGCCGGCCGCGGTCTCGGTTTCGGCTGCGCCCGGCTCCGGCGGCTCAAAGGAGGGCGGGGCTTCCTCCGGCAGTTCCGGCGCTGCACCCAGCACAGATGGCGCAGGCGGCACCGGCATGGGCATCGACGGCACGGACATCCGCACCTGCTCCACCGGCCGGAAGATGTGCGGCTGGGTTCGCAGGTCCAGCTGCTTGACCAGGAACTTCTCGCCGCTCTTGCGCTGGCCGTAGTCGGTGCGGGTGGCCGTCCCGATGACCCGGTGCCGGCCACGGTTGGGGTGCGTGTAGAGGATCATAACCAGATCAGAGTCGCCCATCTTAGAACCTCCGTTGGATCGGGCAACGACAGAGAGCACGCCAGTGTTGGATTTTTTCTTGCTCGCCGATCCCTGGCCGTTGCCTCCGCAGTTGCATGACACGATGTCGATGCTCCTATACTTGGCTCGTAGGTATTCTACAAGCCTTGTGTGTTCCTGTAAACCAAGTTGCCGGCGCTGTCCGGTGTGGAAACGGTAGACCACCAGCTCTTCCGGGACCCGGTAGTAGCACCGGCCGGCCATCGCCATCCGCCAGTGATAGTCTACATCCTCCCAGGTCTTCATGCCCTCGTCAAAGCCGCCGATCTGGTCATGCCAGGCCTTCGGGATAAGGCAGGTGACGAGCGACCAGTGATAGGGCTGACCATCCTCCGGTTGTCGCTGGGCCCGCTCCGGCTCGAAGTTGGCCGATCGATAGCCGATGATGGCCTGCTGGCTCTTCTGGTCCCAGGAGTAGAGCCGCTCTTGGAGGTTGGGGGCCAGTCTGCGCGGGTCGTCTACAGTGGCCTTGCCCACGTAGTCCGTAAAGATGATCTCCCCATGTTCCTCCCAGACCTGCATCATCCGTTCCAGCGCCTTCGGGTAGAGCCAGTCGTCGGCATCCAGGAAAACCAGGAAGGGAGCGCGGGCGATGGCAGCCCCGCGGTTCCTGGCCTCTCCGGCGCCGAGCTTCGGAGCATTCAGCAGCCGGACATAGGGATACGCGGCCATGTGTGGGTACGGTTCGGTGGAAGTCCAGACAACGATGACTTCCCACTTGCGGAAGGTCTGAGCCTCCAGGCTGTCCAGTGCATCGATGACGGTCTGCTCATGGCCTGGCCCGACCGGGATGACCACAGAGATGGCTGGCTCATCGTACTGCCGTACCGGATGGGAAAAGCGGCGCGGGGTCGCAAGGCTGGCGAATGGGTGCTGCTTGTCCTCAACCCACGGATGCCAGCCGAGCCAGTCGGTCTCATGATAGTTAGGGTCGCCGCTGACCCGCCCGCTCTTCCAGGAGTAGACGAACAGTGGCCGGGCATCAGCCCTGACCGCGCCCCAGCCATAAGCTCCTGCCCGCAGCCAGAGCTCGGCGTCCTCTGAGCCCGCACCACCTGGAGCATACCGCTGCCGGTAGCCTCCAAGCCGGGCCCACATCTCACGCCGGAACACGCAGCAGGTCGGGATCTGGTTCTGCCGCTGAAGCTGCTGGTCGTAGTTGAAGTCACCGGGCCATGGCGAGATACCTTGACTGTTGTCCGGCTTGATCCAATGCAGACCAGTGTAGGCCACGCCGAGCTTGCGGTCAGCCTCCAATGGTTTGATGCAGGCCGAGAGGAAAGTGGGCTCAATGGCATCATCGGCATCGAGGCAGGCAATGTATCTGGAATTGACGCTGGCGATCCCCGCGTTGCGGGCATGGGCCACCCCACGGTTGTCCTGCCGGATATAGTGGACCCTTGGATCGACTGCGGCGAACTGCCGGACCACCCGCTCGGTCATTCCTTGATCCTGCGAGCCGTCGTCAACAACGACCACGGCCTCCAGCTGTTTGTAGTCCTGCGCCAGAGCTGACTGGATCGCTCTGGCCACCTTGTCCGCATAGTTGTATGTCGGGATGATGACGGCCGCCGTCGCCGGTTCCGGCTGCATGGCCTTTTCATAGACGCTGGCGACAAGCTGACAGGCCGCCTCCCAGGTCCAGCGCCGGGCAGACTCGCGGGCATTCTCGCTGAGCTGCTTGCGGTGTTCCAGACACCAGGCCAACCCCTGCGCCAGGTCGTCGATATTCCCGACCTGGGCAAGATAGCCGGTGACACCGTGCTGGACCAGATCCAGGTTCCCGCCGTGGGCGAAACCCAGGACCGGGACACCGCAAGCCATGGCTTCGAGAACACCAAGGCAAAAAGTTTCCTTGATGACCGATAGATATACTGCCGCGCCAGCGACGATCCGTTTCATCGCTGAGTGCGGCTTGAGACCGATCACCCTCACATTCGGCGGGGCAAGATCAGGCGCAAAGGTGGTCAGAAAAGGAAGCTCGGGGAACCGCGCCGCAAGAGCGCCCATGGGAGTGGGGTCGACAATATCGGCGGAGCGATTCTTGTTGTACAAGACATAGCCTCCGCCCGCCGGTTCGACATCCTGCCAGTCCTCCCAGTCAATTCCGTGGGGGATGACGTGGGGCGTGAACCGCATGTCGCGCTGAAAGATCTCGGCCACCCACTTTGAGGGCACTGTGACTTCACTAGCAGTCCGGGCCGTTTCGATCACGCTTTGGTTCGCTTTCCATTCCCAAGAAGCGGCGCTGTACTCACCCGTGAAGTAGATGCCATGGCTGTGACAAATGTTGGCATCAGGAGCAGTCCCGGCGTGAACTGCCTTCAGGTCATAGGCATCTGTGGGGCCAACAAGCTCAACGCCGAAAGCCGGAAGATGTCTGAAGTAGCCCTCTACCACTCGCCGGATACCACTCTCGCCCTTTCCGAGCTGTGTGAGGTGAGGCACCATAAAGACCTTCATGGCAGTTCTTCCCACCAGCCCTCGTCCGCGTAGCCCTCAGCCCTCAGATACGCGCCGAAGACCTCATCGAACTGCTGGGCTTGCCGCCGGGTCAGTTCCCGTTTCCAGCTTCCGACCTTGCCCTGCCACATGGCACCCTTGCGCTCGGGGAAACGCTGCAGCGTCGTGTCGAAACTGCTCCATGCAACCGCATCAGCGATAGTTCGGGAACGAGATGGGGAGATCTGGAGATCTCCAAGCGCCGCCGATAATGTCACTTCAGGGCCGTGGGACAAGTCCTCATAGTTGACCGTGGACGCGCCATCCCAAGAGGCCTCAATGGTCAGATAGGGCATACCGTCCGCACCCTGTAGCCTAGCGAATGCCCTGTCAAATGGAAGGCCGCGGTAGTGCATGATCGAGATCAGAACATCTCGAGGATCGCGGCGAATGTGCAGAACGAGATCGTTGGGTTCGGGTGTGAACTCATCCCGTCGCTGGTGGCTCTTGCGGACCCTGAACTGGTCGCCGACAGCCTGCCTGAATAGGGTAATGGCCCAGGTGTTGCCTGAGCGTGGGTAGCCAGTGATGTGCAGCGTTCTCTCCGGCACGCGGAAAGCTCCCAGCCCATCAATATGCAGGATGACCTCATAGCCACGCATCTCCTGGTCAACGACCTGTCGGACCTCCGGCCAGTGGCCATCCGACCGATAGTCATGGAATGCGATGATGGAACCGGGGGCCATGTGGTCGATCCAGCCGTAGATGTCGCGGAAGACGCTTTGCTTTGAGTGGTCCGCATCCACGAACAGCAGGTGGATGTCGCCGCCCAGCCAGTTCTGACCGGCATGGGCGCTGTCGTCGTGGATCTGCTTGTGACGCGGGTCGCCCCAGAAGCCGGCTGATCGAAATACCGTCTCCTCCCCAACGAGGCAGCCAAGCGGGCTGGCATCCTTTTGCTTGTCCACGGTAGTCACGCGCAGCTTGTTGGGAGACTCCATGAGGGCCAGACCGGATGTTCCCGCACCAGCTCCTAGGTTGATGACCTGCGAGCTTTCGGGCAGGCTGGCCGCCAGTTCCTTCAGTGCCTTCAGCTCCGGCACGTGCAGATAGCCGAGCCAGGCCTGGACGGTTTCCGATGTGTGTTTCATCGCCTATGCATACTCCAAGATGCGCCGCCCAAGCCATTCAACGACCGGGACGCAGACAGCGTTTCCGAGGACGCGATAGCGGGCCGAGTCCGAGAGTTGTGAGGTCCAACCATCTGGCAGGCCCTGTAGGCGCTCACATTCGGTCGGGGTGAGGCGGCGGACGCCCGATGTTCCTGGCAGAACATGCCCCGCGTCTACGCCCTGATTCGAGTGGAAGTTGCCCGCATCGTGGCTCCTCGGCCCGGCATTCGGTGCTATCGGGCCGACCACCAAGTTCTCATCATCCTCTCCACCGCGTCCCGGCATATTGGAATTGGGGTGCTGGCGGGAGCGAAGTGGGGCAGCGATGACTAGGTTCTCAGCTATCGGATTGCTATTTCCGTTGTGTGCCTCTGCTCCCGCGACGGTCCCGGCGACAACGAAAGTATCCTGGTTGTGCCTGCCCGATCCATGTTTGCTGCCGCCCTGCCCGGCAGAGACCGCATAGGATGGATCGGGATAGGCGACAAGGTTCGGATCGTCCTCAGTCCTCCGACCGCTGCCATACGCGCCGCCGCCGACCGGACCAAAGATCAAGGCTGCTCCCTTGTTTGCTCCGGGATCGTCTCCCCCTCCGACGCGGCTGAGAGAGCGCGATAGAGTGCCATCGGCAATTGACGGCCCCTCTTCGCCGCCCTCCGCAATATCCCCGCGCAGGCTTTCGGGCTCAAATAATACTTGCGCGGCACGGTAGTCTCCAAGATGGCCGACAATGAAGAGGCGACGGCGCCGCTGGGGGACTCCGAAGTGCTGAGCGTCCAGTATCCGCCAGGCAGGGCCATACCCGAGTTCGACCAGCCCTCGAAGGATGACGGCAAAGTCCCGCCCTCCGTTCGAGGATAGCAGGCCGGGGACGTTCTCAACGACAGCCCAAGCCGGGCGATGCTCCGCAAGAATGCGATGGAACTCGAACCAAAGCCCCGACCGCTCTCCAGCAAGGCCCGCACGTCGGCCGGCCACTGAGAGATCTTGACATGGAAAGCCCCCGCAAATAAGGTCGGCTGCTTCCAGTTCCCGTCCATCAATTCCGGTGATGTCATGGTATCTCCTGACTTCGGGCCAGTGTGACCCGAGGACATCATTGCAGTTACCATCAATTTCTACCTGCCAGACGGTCTCCATCCCGACCCGTTCGAAGGCCAGATCGAAGCCGCCCACTCCCGAGAATAGACTGCCTACCTTCATCCGCCCCTCAACCACCCGAGCCGCCGAAGCTCATCCACATGCTCCGCCGGCACCCGGTCCAGGTTCTGCAGTTCGAAGCCCTTGCCGCTCTTGAAGACATTGGCGTAGCGTACACACGGTTGCCGAGAACCGATCACGCGCAGGTCTGATCTCCCATGCAGCGAAGGTCCCAAGTGTAATTCCACCTCCCACGGCGACATGCCCGGCCGCAGGACCGACTTCATCAGATCTCGGTTCCAGATGCCGGCCTGCAACGACATCTGGTATTCGCTGTCGCCGGGAGTCTCCACCAGATCGTAGTGCCCCCAGGCCCCGATGTCCTTGGCCCTCCCGTTGTACTGCCGGTCATCCGTCAGGTCAACCCTCAAAACGTCGCCATGCGATCGGGCATAGTCTGACAAGGTTTCGATGCCGCGGTGGTCCACGGTGCGGGTCAGCCAGTAGTCCTCCAGCATCAGGATGAAGTGCGACTGCGGCAGCTGATCCAGGTAGGCCAGCAAGGCATCCGACCACTGGTTGGCAGGTAAGGGTTTACCGCCGCCAACCTTGAACACCGTGAAGCTGGGGGGCAACGCGAACTCCAGCCGGGCGTCCGTAATGACAGTCACCGGCTGGAGCTGCGACCAGTAGCGCTCAAAAAGGTACCCGAACGGCCTCAGCGCCCACTGGTATCTGGAGGACGTGACGACGCAGACTGGAGTCGGCACGCCCCCATGCTATTCGGTTTTGACTGGTTAGGCAAGGAGGAGAGGCGGACATTCCGCCTCCCCTCCCTGATTTAGCTTAGCTCAGCCATACCGCGTGCTGCGGCTGCGGGTTGCCCCTCAGTGAGACTCCGCCATCCTTGAAGTACGGATCATCCGGGAACGCGGATCTTATGTGCTGTAGCGGCTCGTAGAGCACGTCGTCGATGCGCCCCGCCAGCTGCGGGGTGCGGAGCACGATCCGCATCTCGGTCTTGGCGGCCAGCGTGTAGCACCACTTGTTGAACTCCGAAACCCAGGAGTACATACCGCGGTCGGTCCAGAAGTTCTCGGTGTTCCGCAGTAGTGCTGAGTCTCGCGCTCCGGCCCGGTAGTCCACGTGCTCAACGTAGGTCACCGGATAGGCACCGGTGATCGTCAGCGGGACCATGTAGATGGACGAGGCGTACTGGCCGGGCAGTAGGTTGCCGTTGTTGATATTGGACTGCTCGGCGATGCCGTCGTCCGTGATCACCCGGTAGCGGTTGCCATTGACGTCGATGTACTTCTGGTTCCGCATGGCATCCCGCTCGGCCACGTTCTCGCGCCCGTCCAGGAAGACCGAGCTGGCCGCCCCGATGACCGAGGAAGCGCACTTGTTCGTGTTGTACTGGCATGGCCAGCAGGACGACAGCTCGAACCAGAGTTCCGGCCGCATGACCCAGGCCCAGGTTGCAGGCATCAGGCCCATGCGCTCGGCGTTGTGGCGCAGATAGAACTCCAGCATGGACATGTACTCCACGATGCTGGGGCTTGTGCCACAGACCGGGTTCAGGTTGAAGTCCTTCACGTCCGAGTCCAGCGCCGGACAGGCCTGGTCGGTGTCGGCGTCCACCTGGCCGGTTGCGATCTGTAGATCCAGTCCGGGGAACTCCCTGTAGCCGCCGCCGGCGGTGTTGTTCGCCGGGGTGCCCTGCCAGGAGGTGCGGGTCAGCACCCGTTCCAGCTGCACACCGACCCCAACCATTTCGGCCATGGTGACGATGTTGATCGCCTGTGCTTCTGACAGACCCGCCGGGTCGATGTCGCCGAGACCCAAGAGCCTCCCACGCAGGGTGAGCTCGGTGGTGACGCCACGGTGCAGCTGCGTCATCACCTTGTCCCACTCGATGGTCTGGGTCTGCCGACTGACCCGCCCGAAGGCCGCGGTCAGGTTGCAGCCCTTCATGTAGGCCGAGGGCTCGTCATCGCACGGATTCACCGCTTCGGCACCAGTCACATCGGTGAACCCGGTGATGGTGGCGAACCGCGGCTGCTCGAACACGCTGGGGAACCTCGGCAGCTCGGTGAGGATCCCCATGGGCCGGACGTGCGCGGTGATGACATCCGGCTCGATCCCCGGTGTGGAGAAGATGCCGCCCTGTCCGAACAGCAGCGTTGCGGTGTTGGTCGCGGCCTGCTTCTGGCCAGAGACTTTCTTGCCGGTGACCTCCAGCAGCGCCTCGGCCAGCTGTTCCAGAACTTGTGTATCCATCGTTTCGTCTCCTACCTGGTCTCAGCCTACTGCGGCTGGCGCTGCCCGGCCGCCTTGAGCGCGTCGAGCAGTGGGATTCCGAACATCCGACCCTCGGGCAGCTGACTCGGGTCGGTCTCCTTCGGGCCGTCCTTGGCGAGTTCCTTCCGCCCATCGACCCGGGTCTCTTCCTTGCCGATCACCGACTTGGCGGCCAATTCGATCAGGCTGATGCGCGGGGTCTCCTCCAGCTTCTCTTTGACCTCGCGCCTGACCTCCTGGCCCATGGACTGGCTGAGCGCCTTGACCTCGGCGGCCAGGTTGGCGATGCCGGCGCCGAGGACCTGCACGACGCCTTCCATCTCGGCCCGGGTGATCGGCTCATCCGCGGCCTTGGTCGCGGCGGGCTCCGCCGCAGGCTGCATGGCCGCCAGAACGCCCTCCAGCCCGGTCTTGACTTCGCCCTCGGTCTTGCTGGCGATGGCCTGCAAGGGTGCGACGAACTCGCCTAGGCCTGAAGGGATGTCGGCGGCGGTGGGCTCGGTCTCCTCCGCTGGCTCTTCTTTCTTGCCCTTGCTCACGGCCTTGGCGATCTTCCCGGCCAGCTTGCGAAGTTCCTTGGCCATGTCTTCATCCTCCATCTCGGCCGCAATGGCCTCCAGCTGCGAGGGCAGGTCGCCTGCCTTCTTGGCCTTGTAGGCCACACCGGCGCGCTCGAGTTCCTCAGTGCGCTTCTCGCCGGTCTCAGTGACCAGATCGACGATCTTGTCTCCGCCGATCTCCCGCAGCGCTTCGATCTGCTTTTTGCTGAGCATCTGGATCACCTCCAACTCTGGGTTGTACGGATTGGCTGCCACCGAGCCCGGCAGTACGCTCGTCTCTTCCTTCTCGAACCAACGATAGACTCCTCCTTTGCGGTCATCTGCCCGATATCTGAAGCCGTGCGAGGTGCCCCAGCCTTCGGGAGCGATGACCGGGTGGCCATCGGGGAACTCCATCAAGAATGCCTTGAAGGTCTGCCCCACCACGGTATCGTCAAACGGCCCGGCCTCTGCCAGAAACCGTCCGCTGACTCCCTGCCATCGGATCGTTCCGAACTTCGATCCGGGAATATGCCAGAACTCGAATGCGCCTTTGTCCTTCTGATCTTCATGCCGACCGACGTACTCTTCGATGGCCTTGGTCTGGAAGATCTCGCCGTCCCGATCCTCGAAGGCATTGGTAGTCCAGGTCAGCAGCCAGTCTTCGCCATCCTTCGTCCGGATGACTTTGAAACCCTTGGAGAGCTTCTGTGGCTTCCGGTCTTCGTATTCGGCCCAGCCCAGGATCTCGCCCAGGCCCTTGAACAGATCGTCCAGCTTGGTCTTGAGCTCGCGCAGAATGCTGATCTTGTCCGACCGCACCCGGCGTCCGGCCTTGGCCTCGGCCCGCATCTCTTTGACTTTGCGGAGCCACTCCTCGCGCTTCTCCACCTCAACCCAGTCTTCCTGGGCGGCGAAGGCGATCTCGTCGCCGATCCGCATGAATGGGACCTCGTAGTACTTGCCAGCCCACTCACAGATGACCGAGCTGCTGTAGGTGTCGACGATCCACGGTCGGGATGTGTAGCCCACCGCGACCGCTGGCTGCTGCATGGGTTCCAGGGCTGCTTCGAAGGCCCGCCGCACCCCGATCTCCTGCTGCTCCCGGCTGATCTCGCCCTCCAGCGTGGACTTCTCCTGCACGTCATCCTTGAAAGGCTTGTCGTCCTGCTTGGTCTCTATGGGTTCTCCGGCAAACGCAATTGAATGGCGCTCGTCACCCCAGGTCAGGACGACATCCTTGAAGACCACTGACACCGGATCCGGCTGATAGTCCGGCGTAGGAACATCCTTTGGTAGATAGGCCAGAGTGACGTGTGGCGTAAACCCATGTTCCTTGACGACCGGGACACCAGCTGCCTCCAGCATATCGACTACCCGCTGCCGGAAGGCCGGCAAGTCGGGACTGTCGAAACTCGCATAGAAAGGACACTCATCGCCTTCTTCTGGGAGAAACCGTCCCATCCCGGAAACCTCTCCCTCGATCGGCGCTTGATCGGCGGCCAGTCGGGAAAGCATCTCAACGACCTGCTCCTTTGAGACCGGCAATTGACTCGCGTCCGATCCCAGGTAGGCCAGGGTGATATGGCGATGGTCGGCCGGTTCCGGCTTGCTTCCCCTCGGCAGACCGATAGGAACCGGAGGCACACCCGCTGGCAGGAAGAGGGCCACCATTGCGCCTTCCATGTTCGCTTTGAGGCCGACGGTCTTTTCCTCGCCAATCGCCTCTTCAAAGAGTTGGACGGTCACGTCATGCTCCTTGAGCCAGTCCCGAGCTTCCCGGGCTGTGAAGGCTTCTCGGTCAAAGCGATAGGACTGTGCAACCGCCGATCCATCTCCATCCTTCAGCCGTCCGACAATGAGATCAATGCCCTCGGTGATCGGTTTCCGGCGAAAGCTGCCTTCGATAAATGCGTCTGGCGACTTCACTCTTCCGGCATGCTCATTTGCGAAAGGCACTTGCTGCCTCCCTAAACAAACGGCGCGGCCATGTCCAGCCGCGCCCAGTACGAGCGAATGCTGCTATTCAGTTGTTCGCCGACATTCTACGTCCTAGTATGTCAGCCTGTCAACAACTCCAACAGCGCCTGCTGCTGTGACTTCGGCTCCAAAAGCCTCATCTCCGGCTCGCACCAGTTGACCGGCTTCCCCTCAGCATCGACCAGAATGGCGATGCGAACCACAGCCAGACCCTGGTTGTGGGAGCGCGCTACTTCCGCCTGCAGGCGCCGGGCGACGTTCAACCATTCGGGGCGCAGGTCCTGATGTTCGGCTTTCGGTGTTCTCTCAGCCACGCTGCGCTCTCCTGATCCCACGAAGGTTGGCCTCCCGCATCGCCTTGAAGAATGGTGCACGCCGGCGCTTCTGGATCTCCCGGGTGAACTCCCGGGCCTTAGTTCCCGGATGATGGATGACCTCGGCCGAACGCCAGCTGCGGCCAGCGCGGCCTCTTCCCGAACCAATGGTCCGCCGCCGGGTCTTCGGCTGATACCCTCCGACCTTGAAACGCAGGAGCCGTCCCCGCTTGGACCGGATGATGTGCGGCCGGGTCCCCTGATCGGTCCAGATGAACCGCTCGTCGGTCGTCTCCACCGAAGCGATGGCCTGCTGGGTGGCCACTCCACCCCGTGGGCCCGGCGGTCCCTTGATGGCGGCAGTCACCTTGAAGACCGGCTTGGGAGACTTCCAAGTGCGGACAGTCTTGAGATACATGCGTCTCATGATCTGCGCCTGATCGTTGAGTTCCTTGACGATCTCCAGTCGATAGGCATTCGGGTTCATGCGCCGCGGCTTGATGGATTTGACCTGGAAGGCCATGTCAGAGTCCTCGGGCCAGGATCGGCGGCCGGCCGCGGGTGGCGGGTTTGTCAGTCACTACGAACCTGCAACCACAAGAAAAACCGCGGCAGACTAAATACCGGGACTGAGGTTGGATATTGAAGCTCTCCCACACACTCGCTCGATGAACTCGACCGTTTAGCATCTCACAGGAAATACAGTGTTCCTTCACAGGATCCCAGACCCATTCCAGCTTCTGGTCTCCGCAAGCCATCTGCTGCGCCTTGGATCTCACCCTATTGTAGCCGTTGACCCACAGTTCTGCTCGCGTCAGGAAGGGTCCGAGCTTCCCGCCCTCCTCCCGATCAGTCGTTTCAATGTCGCCGGCAAAGCCCGGAGCAAAAGACAGGTCGGTCTCGATCATCCTGACCAGCTCGAGCTGCTCCGCATCGGTTCGGTCCGCCGGCATCACTCCGCAGAGCGCCGCGCCCTCGTTCCAGGCCTGGGTGTAGCCGCGCAGGAGCGTTGAATACATCCCATCCACGAACTCGCCGTCGTCATAAACGCCCTTCCACAGCCCGCGCACATTGGCCCGAACGGAAGCCCCAAAGGACTCCAGCGACTTGAGCGCAAGTTCATCGGCCGCGACGACCACTCAGCGCAGCTCCCGCCAGCGCATGGATGCCACTATGTTGGACGAACCGCTGGCATCTCGGAAGCAAAGCGCCATTGGCATCTGGGTGGTGGCATCCCGCACCCACGGATACTTCAAGTGCTCCTCTTCCACATTGATCGGGATGCGGGTCCCGGCCGCTGCCCAGACGAAGCCACTGTCAATGACGATGCCGCCGACGATGGCTGTCCCGGTGATGTTCCGTTCGGCGATGCTCTCTGCGTTGACCGCCGCCCACGTGCCGCCGGTCACCACCGGGTTGTAAACCAGCTGCCAGTGAACCTCATCCGCGCCGGAGGAGGCCAGAAAGTCAACGCCTTCCAGAACCATCTGACCGCGGTTGGTCAGTCCTTTGAAGCTCGCCGCTGGTCTGACAGCGATGACCGGCAGAATTGTTGCACCGACCGATCGGGGAGTCAGGCCGGTGTCCACGGCAAACTCGAAGCCGCGCTCCTCCGGCGGCGCGCCCTCCGCTACCACCGAGACGCAGATCTCATGCAGTTCGGCACCGGAGGCGGCCGCGCCGGTTGCAGCGATCTCATAGCGAACCGGCAGGCAAGCCGTGCGGATGTAGACGGTAGAGAGGACATTGGCACCCAGGAATTGGTGGACGTAGAACAGCCTGCCGCCGATGTAGAAGCCAATTCGGACCCGGCCGACCCCAAGCCACTGCAGATCAATGAGCATGTTCTGGGCCAGGGTCCAGTTCAGGGCCGCGCCGCTAGGACCGTTGCCATCCATGGGATCGATGTTCCACGCAGCCTGGGCAACCGCGTTGTCCACCGGAACCCCGCTGACGGACGTGCGCCGGACAAGACTCATCGCTCCCGATCCGGCCTGTTGCAGGAAGATGCCGTCGTTGGCGTCGAAATAGCCGACGCGCTTGGTCACATTGCCAACTGCCGGTCTAAGGTTGAAGGTCTGGATGATCTTCAGGGAGTGGCCGGGGCGATAGCGGTGGTAGGCCTTGGTCTGACGAGCGGCGGCCGCGTTCGGGGTTGTGTTGACCGCCAGGATGTTGGCGGCCATCTGCGCGCTGTAGGTATTGGAGCCTCCAGCGGTGACGATGCCGTCCCACAGTAGCGGCTGGTTGTCCATCATCAGCTGGCTGTCGAAGAGAACCGCCGGGCTGGCGACCCGAAGTCGACCGAAGGCATCCAGGTTCGGGCCATCCGCTACGAGAATTTCAGTAGCCGCCAAGATCGCCTCCTCTTCCGAGAGTAATGGGTCGTACCAGGGACTGGGATCGCATTCGGCCACTCAGAGGGTCACCACGACCACGATGCCGTCGCCGCCGTCTCCGCCAGCGCCGGAGTTGAAGCCGTTGTTGGATGCTCCGCCGCCGCCGCCGCCGCCAGCATAGTCACCGGCTCTGCCGCCCGCGCCGCCAGCCGCGGCAGCGCCACCGGAGGAACCGCCACCGCCACCACCGCCACCTCCTGGATATCCAACTGCTATATCCTGACCCGGATTCCCCGGAGCGCCGTTATCACCTCCTACCCCCCCACCCGGAGCAACGGTCAGCAAGGCAGGACAACCCTGGTACCCATTGCCGCCCTCATTCTGGGGACTTGATCCAGCCGGCATTCCGCCCGCACCGCCGCCGCCACCGGCAGAGTGGGCGAAAGCCGCACCGAGACCGCCTGGTGCATTGTCACCATCGCCAGAAGACTGGCCGTCGCCTCCAGGCAACCCTTGATAGTCGCCAGCCAGAAGTCCAGTTGCAAGCCCACCAAGTCCAGCACCCTGTGTTCCGCCATCGCCATTGTTACCGCCTCTGGCGGCGGCCCAGAGACCGAATGTCGAATTGCCTCCACTAAGCCCAGGGTTCCCTTCGGTGTCATTTACTGCGACAGCTGGTCCACCTGGGCCGCCCGGACCTACCACCACAGCCTCAGTCACGCCCAGCAGGCTGGCTGGAAGCCAGGCCACAACCCCGCTTCCGCTCGCGCCGCCGCCACCGCCGAACCTGTTGACTGCGCTGGACCAACGACCACCTGAACCTCCCCCGCCACCCCCGCCGAATGCAATGACCTGTACCCATCGGGCATTGGATGGCTTAGTCCACAGACCGTCGGAAGTGAACACTTGAAGGTCGATCACGGCTTCCTCCTCTTCGGCTGCGACTCCGTCAAGCCAGGGAGATGGGCTGCAGATGGGGTCGGTCATGGAAACGGACAGACGGAGAAGTCATCAGCATCATAGTTGCCGAGAAAACCCCAGAGTCCTTGATGCATCTCAGCGAGTTCGTCAGCAGTTACGGTAGAAACCACGAAGACATCATTGAGATAAACCGATATCAGCGTTCCAGATGCCTCTACCCTTATCGTCCCGGTACCCCCAGCTGGCCAAGCAACGGGCTGAACCACATAGTCGGTATTGTCGGGGCCGTGAACAATACGCATATCATTGAAACCCAGGAAAATGTAGCGGACATATACAAAAGCAGTGCTCAGCGCGTTTGAGCGAATGATAAGGCCGATTTGCTGGCTCACGCCACCAGCGTCTTTGGTCAATGTGGCCTCAAGCACCATGTCGCTCATGCCGGAGTCAATTAGAGATATACTGGGCGCACCCACACCGATCCGTGCCTTGTCACCAGTAATGATCCCTCCACCATCCCAGCCCCCTCCGAGGATGTCCACGTCCGGCGTATGCGCGAGCAGGAGCGTACCATCAACGTCGGTGAATGTATCCACCACCGGGCAGACAACCCCAGCCGCGTCTCCCCCTCCGCCTCTCCATCCCCACGGTTGGCCCCCGATCCCGATCCTGCCAAAGCTGTTCAGCGTCCGAAGGCGGCGCATCGTCTTGTGGCCTCCAAGATCACCCGCTCATCAGTTTCAATGGCACCAGCCGCGAGAGCCAGCCTCCGCTTTGAAAGCGAGATGTCGTAATGTGGCCGGTTGTTGCCCTGCTGGAAGTGCCGTCTTGAAAGTGTGATCGTATCTGCCATCGCATGTAGCTCGTTGGGTGTGTCAGCCGCCATGTGTGACATCCGCATCCGGCCAAGACGCCAGATCGCCGGCCCGATGTAGACGCTCATGTCACTGCGCAAACTGGTACTCAAGGATGGCCCCGGCGGTCTCCTCGATAGCCTTGAACTGAAAGTCCTCGCCCTCCGTCGGGATGATCAGCGGGTCATTGCCCGCGGTCAGCACGAAGCCCGAAGTCGCGCTCGGCGCCGACAGCCGGTGGATCGTGAAGCGGATGTTCTCCGCGGTGGCCTGGACGATCAAAAGGCGTGCTTCAACCGGCGCGGTCAACACCTCCACCCCCGACAGCACCACCTGTGCATGGTCCCGCACCGGGTTGATGGTCTGCAGGAACACCCGCTCTGCAGGACCATTGACGACTGAGACCTTCTGATAGAGACCCATTGCGTCCTCCTCTGGTTACTCTGGTTCTCGTCCGTTTCCGGTAAGTGCTTCCACAACCTGGCGGATGGCCTTGCCCTTGCGGGCATTGCGCAGCAGCCGATCCCGCCAGCCGTTGGTTCCCATCTTCAGCTCCAAGTCCTCCGAGGTAAACGGCGGCATGATGCCGGTGTCGCTCTCCAGGAGCGCCTGGCCTTCCTCGGTCCTGCGTTGAGTGGCCGCCTGTGGTGCGCTCGCCTGCGCCGATCTCCCACCGTAGAGCATCTTCAGCCGGTCCAGCGCCGCCAATGCCTGCCGGATGCGCTGCGCCTCGCCGGGGTTGGCTCCCGAGAGCTGCGCGGTCAACATCCGCTGCTGGTCCTGGATGGCCGCCAGCATCACCGCTGCTTCGTTCACTTCAATGTCGGTCGGGTTATCGACCCCAATGTCAAGCATCTCCTCAAGTTCTGGGTTGGCGAACAGGGTCAGCACGTCCGATCCGTCCACTAGGCGACCCTCTTCCAACTCCAGCCGTTCAAACTGCGCCTGGCTCAAGTCTCCCTCGTCCAGCATCTGCTCTCGCATGGTCCGAGGATCGAGGAGCCCAGCCACCGACAGGTTCACGTAGCGGGTCGCCCGCAGATTCTTGATCTCCGCCCGCTGCCGATCCTGCTCGTCGTCCTGGAAGTCGAAGACCAGTTCCAGGTGGCGTGGCAGAAATTTGGCGTTGATCAGCCGTTCGGTGGTCTCCAGGATGTCTCCTGGGCCTTTGCCACGCTGTTTGATGTGGGCGATGAGCGCTTCGGCGCGGGTTGCGCCAGCCTCAAGGCCCGGGAAGAGTTCACGGGCATCCAGGCCAAACGCCAGAGAGATCACCGCCATAGAGAGCGTGGTATCCGATTTCCAGTCGAAGCCATCAGGCAACGAAACCATGTCGATAATTTCCAGCTTGGCTTCGGTCAAGTCCGGGCTACCAACGAATGGGATCTTCGAATAGCGCCGTAGTGCCTGGTTGTTCATGTCATCATCGGCAAGGACCAGAGCATCATACACGTCTTGTGGGCCAATGCCACCGCTCGTGACACCTATGGCCCGCTTCGGCCTTGAGCCGAGCTTCTCCTGCTTGTAGACCAGCTGGTCGAGCAGGGTCTGCGCGATGTTGATACAGCGCGAAACCGCACTGAAGCCGACTCCCAGCATCTCCTCCGCTGGCGATGGCTGTTGAGCCGCGAACAGGACGCGGGTGTAGTGGAGCTTGTAGATCTTCCCCTTCTGGCTCTGATAGAGAACAGGGAATTCGGGATCGGAGGTACGTTGACATCGCCAGCCGTCCAGCGCAGCGATGCCGTAGGGTCGGCCGATGATCGGCCCGTCGGGCTTCCCGTCGCCGAGGATCTCGGCGAAACTTCCGTTGTCCATGACGATCAGGTCTTCCACGAACTTGGAATAGAAGTCGCCCCAGCCGTTGCCGAAGTCCGACTCGTTCATCAGGATCTCGGTGTACTCTTCGGCCTGGCGTTGGTGGGACTTGACCGCGAAGTCCCGCGGCTGGACGTGGAAGGGGATGGTCTTCAGCCGAGATTCCATGGTGTAGACCGCGCCGGCCAGATGGTCCACGGTCTTCCAGAAGGAACGCAGCTGCGCGTCGCGGGTCCGACTCCACCAGGGAGCGATGAGGTCCGAGCCGCCGGCATGTGCCCACAGCATGAGCGAGAGGCCAAGACCCTCGCCAGTAGCCCGGGCCTGAACGGAAGCATCCTGCGCTTGCTCAGCTCTACTCTTTGCCATGGGCGTCTCCTACGAGAATACTCCCAAGTGGGTGCTACGGCAATGTTCAGCCAACATCCAGCATCATCACAGTTGCCTTCGGCTTCTTTACCAGCACCGGACCGGCCAGCGCCATCATCACCGCGTCCGCCCGATCGGTCGAACGGCCCAGCCGCTTCTCAATATCTTTCTTCGCCTCAACCTGGATCTGGCCCTTGCTGGTCATGGACCAGATGGGTGAAGTCAGCTCGCCGAGCAGGTCATCATCGGGAGGCAGACAGACCTCGCTGTTCTGCTCCGGATCCAGGAGCTCGCGCACGATCCACCAGCCCGCGGACCGCTTATTCACGAACCGCAGCTCGCCAGTGCGGTCCTTGTAGGTCGTCCCTTCGCCGGCGCTGAATCCCATGGCCTTCTCCAGCCCTTGCTCCCGGAGCCGATGGACCACGCCGGCCCCGATGCCCACGATGTCGATGAATGCCTTGGCATCGGTCGCCGCCCGCAAGAGCGTCACGACCTCGCCAGCCACCTCCATGGTCGCCTTGTTCGGATCGGCCCTGGTCTTCACCCGCAGCGACTTCACTTTGAACTGGTCGAACACCAGCGCGTGGACGGTCGGGTTGCCGGTCGGTTGGCCGCCGCCGACATCCGTGCCAACGGTCGTCGGTGTACCTGGGAACTCGGCATCCTGCCACTCCAGCCAGCGCTGGTTCGCACTCTCCACCCAGGCCAGCGGGATCACACTGTCCTCGTCAGAGGCCGCGAACTCGCCTTCCACCCGGTTCTGGAACAGGGCCGACTTCTCGCCCCACTGTCGGCGGCGGGACTCCACCCACTCGGCTGACATGCGGCCGGCCTTGATGGCTTCCTCTTTGCGAATATGCCGCACATCCCAGTCCTCATAGCCAGGTTTGCGGGCATGAATGTCGTAGAACCGACCGAGTGGTGGACCCGGAGTAGAGATCGCCAGCGCCAGCGCCTCACCGGTACCAGCGAATGCGCCTTCGGTCGCGTCCCAGGTATCGTCAGGCACGACTTTGGCTTCATCGTATACGTACATCAAATGGTCGGCGTGCGCACCTTCCATGTTTGCGGCTTCGTCGGAGGCCAGCGCGAACGCCTCGCCAGTCGCCAGCCGGAGGTTGAGTGTGAGCAATTCGGTGCGCGGATCGAATGGCGGCCGGCCGATGGCGGACCAATGCAGGCGCCGAGCCCACTTGTGTATCTCTGGCCACAGATACTTGGAGAGCTGCCGCCAGGCTGAAGCAGTACAAGGGATCTTCCAGTCATCGCCGTCGCGGGTGAGAGCGAACCATAAGATCACGATAGCAGCTGTCGTGGTTTTGCCGACCGCATGTGACGCCCGCACAGCCACCCGCCTCTTGCTGATCAGCCGCTCGGCGATGTCGGTCTGGTAGTCAGCCGGCGATCCGCCTTCCCAGTCCACGCAGTCATGAATGAACGCGGCCGGGTCATCGCGGTAGGTGTGCTGGAAATGGTCGTATCGGGACCCGATGGAAGGGCGGAGCGCAGCTACCTGGCGCTGGCTCTCGGCACTGAAGTCATCCGGGCTCAACCCGTTGTAGATGATCAATGCCAATGATTCGCCCAAACTCGGCCTGGATCCGTAGTAACTTCGCTGGGTCATCCTCTACTGCTTTCACGGCCAGGACCAACGCTCGATAGTCTCTAGCCACCCGCTCGGCTTCCACCAATTCGGACATCTTCTCCCGCCGACGCGCCTCGGTCTCGGAGAGCTTGCGCTTCTGCTCGGTCAGATCCAGGAACTTGGACAAGGCCTGCAGCTGTGATGCACCCTGATCGATGAGCGCAGACATCTCCACCCGGATGGACTCGGCGCTCTTCGCATCCTCACGCCGAATGGCGGTCCACAGCTGCGCCCACATCTCCTTGATCTTGCCGATGGTTTCCGCCAGGTCGCCAGCCGCGAACTGCTCCATCGTCTCATTGATCAGGGTCTCGACCGTGGCGATGTCGGTGGTCAGCGATAAGAGCTCCGGATCGGCCAGCGCACGTTCGAAGGCCACCGCGAGCCCGGGAGGCATGTAGCGGGAGTAGCGGCCGTCTTTGAAGCTGGGAGAGGCTAAGCCCCTGGGGCTGGCACCGCCATCCTTCCTACAGACATCCAGATCTGGTACTGAACGACTAAGACATTGACGACCGTGTTTCGGGTTCCATGCTTTGCAGCGGCCCTTGAGTCCATGCCAGCGGTGACCTTCCGGCCAGGTTGGAGATGCCCGATAGTTCCTGGGCTTCGGAAAGCGTTGGCGAACATTCTCGCTCATGCTAGTAGCTCAGTAGCATGTCAGTGGGTTCTCTTGACCAGCTGAGGTTCAAGCCCGAGAGCCGACAGGCGCTCAAGGCTGACCGCTACATAGCCGGGATCGATCTCAATGCCGCGGCCCTTGCGGCCCGTTTGTTCGCAGGCGATCAGGGTCGTCCCCGATCCCAGGAAGTTGTCGCACACTACATCGCCCGGAACGGTATGGTTAGCGATGGCATTGGCTGGGAGCTCGACTGGCTTGGTTGTGGAATGTTCAGGACTGGCCCGCGGCTTATCCACTCGCCAGATGGAGGAAAGGAACATTCCAGACTTGCGGCGTTTATGTGTCTTCTTCCAGCCAAACAGGATCGGCTCATGCTGATATTCGTAGTCCAATCGGCCTAGCGAGAATGTCGGGGCGTTCTTCACCCAGATCAAGACGTGCCTGACCGGAAGGCCAGCATCCCGCATCATCATCATCATCATCAAGCCAAGGGAACCGCCCTGTGGAGCGCAGACGAAATAGGAGCAGTTGTCGGCCATGATCTGTTCGCGGGCCAGGATGTAGGCACGCAGCAGAAGATCCCTCAAGTCTGATTCCCCAAGAACATCGCCGCTCAAATCTTCCAAACGCAGTCCAGCCTTCTGGACGGCGTTGAGCATACGGTTCTTCTCGCCAATATCTACGCCATAGGGAGGGTCGCTGAACAAGAGCGTTGCTCGTTCGCCTTGCATCATGGAAGCTATGGCGTCGGCATCTGTGCAGTCTCCGCAGATGATCCGATGCTCACCGATCTCCCAGAGCTGTCCCAAGGCAGTCTTCCACTTCGCCTTCAGCTCTTCAATACGGTCGGATGGATCGGGTGGCTCTTCCAGCCCGAGCAGCTCTGGCCGATGCAGCCGGATCAGCCGGTCCACATCGTCCCCATCAAAGCCAGTGCCGCCGAGCATGTTCTCCTGAGCCAGCGCGATCAAGTTGTCCACCAGCCGGGGTTCGTCCCAGCCGCCCGCGACCGTGTGTGCGTTGTCCGCGATGACGTATGCTTTCGCCTTCTTAGGATCAAGCGAAAGACCACGAGTAGTAGGGACCAGCCATTCGCCATTCCGCGGCCGGACACGTTCCGGGACCGACATGCCGCCAGCCTTCATCTGCGCCAGCGCCGAAGTCGCCCCGTGGCCATAGAGCAGCAAGCCGTCCTCTTCGTTCAGCATCACGTTACGGACGAAGCCGAACTGCTGGATGGATTCAATGATGCCGCCTATATCGTGGTCCTTGGGGTTGTCGGGATGATGCCGTTTGAGCAGCTCAGAGAGTGCGACGTACTCAGTCCGAAGCGATCCGTTAGATGCTGGCTTTCCCTTGGGCATCGCGTTTCTATGCCCCCGAACCGAGCGAAAGCGCCGCAACAACCATCGCCAATCCGGTCAGTATCGCCAGGGTAACCCAGATCGCCGCTTGCTGGAGCTTTGCTTTCATGCTCATATCCTAAGCGCCAGCGGCTGGAAGGTCAAGCAGCACCGGAGCAATAGGAACTCGGTACTATGGCACGGCTGTGACACCTGCTGTACTCTGGATGCAGGAAGGAAGGCCGAGAATGAGACCCGAAGTGGACGAGCGAAGCGTGACGGTCGGACTGGTGGCCCAGGACAGGATGAAGGTCTACGCCATGTTCTGGTGCTTTGGCGGGAACAAGATCATCCGATCCAGCGAGTATTACCATCCGACACAGACTTCGCTTCGACGGCTGCTGCGGCTCTGTGGAGTTCACATCCCCACAGTCCGGCCCGACAACGTAGAGATCACGGCCGGGTCCGGTGGACTAGACCATCTGTCGGTAGACATCATCGTCCGCGGGCGGCTGGACGGAGGGCTGAGCTGATGGGCTACTATGTGAGACCCCCGCAAGCCATGACGGACTTCGAAGAGGTTTCGCTGGAGAATGCCAACGACCACATCGCCCAGGCCAAGGCGGCGTTGGATGAGGCCGTTGGCCACATGATCCAGGCCGGGACCTACATGATGGCGATGGCCAAGCAGCCAGCCCCGCTCCTGGGCGTGGCCGCTCAGGCCAAGTACGTGAGCTTCCTGCGCGAGGTGACCGAGGAGATCGTCCAGGTTCTGAAACCGGTGGAGGTGAGGTGATGGCCATATTACTTTTGGGTGTCGGTCTTATTATCTTCGTTGGCTTGCTGGCCGTGGCTGACGCGGTCCAGAAGCTCGGCGAGAAGCTCGACGACATCACCAATGCTCTCACCACGCGAGATACCGATGATGGACACTAGAGCACGAACCGTTGCCCTCATAGCAATGCTCCTGGCCCTGGCCGCGGCGATGTATCTGCTCTTCACTGGCGGCGAGCTGCTGAAGCGCATCCCCGGAAATGCCCAGCCGACTGATTTCATCAAACCGACCACCGGCATTCTGGGATCGATGCGCGGCACCGCCACCGCTGAGGCCAAGAAGGCCACGCCGGAGCCGTCCGCCGAGCAGGATGCCCTTGAGATTCCGCAGCCCGGCACGAAGGCCGAACCGCGCCAGAGCCTGTGGGACTGGTGGGAGGAGCAGCGGTTGCCAGATAACTGGACGAGTGCGTGAGTGGACAGGCGCCTCGCCGGCGCCTGGGTGCCGGTATCCGGTTCGCCCCCCTCGGATCGGATCCCGGTACCCAGATGCCAGCGAACCGGAAAGGGACTGACATGCACAACTACATCGGACACAGTTACGGCTTCACCAGCAGACCGATCACCGACGAGGACCATCAGAGGATCATTGATGTGCTCTCGGTTCTGGTGGCACGCGGCAGGTTCGATGCGATGGGCGAGGCTGCGGCCCGCGAAGCAATTGCCAGGCGGGACAAGCGGGCCATGCTGCGCTTGATCCGCACGGCGACCACCACCAAAGAATTGCGATGACCCTCAACCGCCGCCTCACCCTGGACCTGCGACCGAAAGGACAGCCACCGGAGATGGAATACCGCGATCATCAGCGACTGGCCGATGGCCTGCTGGACTTCGTGATGCACAACGAGCTGTCGGCCAAAGACAGCCGGATGATCCTGGAACACATCCGGGAAAGGCTGCCGGGCCAGAATGAGGTGGATGAGGCGCTGCTGGAGCAGGTGCGCATCGTCTACAAGATCGGAGAGCGAGGACGAAGCGGATGAATAGATTTTGGTCAAAGGCCAAAATAGGAACTCCAGAAATGTGCTGGCTGTGGACTCATGGCGTAACCAATAAAGGCTATGGGAGGTTCAAGCTCAATGGCACCATGCAATTGGCCCATCGTATCGCGTATCAATTGTCTATCGGAACAATACCTGATGGGCTGTGTGTACTCCATCGGTGCGACCAGCGACTGTGTATCAACCCTTCACATCTGTTCCTCGGCACGCCCGCGGACAACTCTGCTGACATGATTAGCAAGGGCAGATTTGTTGACCGCCGCGGGCCCGGAAACCCACGGGCAAGGCTGGAGTGGAATGATGTCCGCGAAATCCGTCGTCTTCATCAGATCGGCGAGCTGACAAACTCAGAGATCAGTCAGATGTTCGGTGTCTGCAAAAGCCAAGTAAGCCAAATTGTCAATCATAAGAGGTGGGCAGATGAGTGACCAGACATTGAGTGAGCGCATTGATGCGTTGGCCGATGTCCTTGGGAATGCCGGATACGGTTCGGACGCGTTACGGCTTGAGGCGGCGGCTCATGAAGTTGCCGCCCTCCAAGCCGAACTTATTCAGGCCAAGGCTGAGCTGGACGGGTTTCGTGCCTGGAAGCGCAGCGTAGACGAGGCCCTGAACAGCGGCGATGGAGCATATCGTCCATGAGCAGCGCCGGCCTGCACCAGAACAGCCGGATGCTGCGCCGGATCGCCCAGCCGGTTCAGCCAAAGAACCGTCGCAACTGGTGTCCGAGCTGCGAGAAGACCATAGAGCCGGCGGTGGATAGCCGTGGACTTTTTTGCCCGTGGTGCCACAAAGACGTTCCGAGTCCGATGGAACGAGGTGCCATAGGAGGCGAATGAACGACGACTACGATGAGAACTTTGCACGCGCAGGCTTACCCGATCCGCGTTCCCAGAAGGAGACCAAAGTGAGCGAGCAGACAGACCTCGTGGCATTAACGATCAAACGACCCGACGAAGCGCTATTCAAGAGCAGCGAGGCCATGCTGGAGACCGCCCGCTCCTACAAGATCACCACGGCGGACGCGGCGCTGGCGGCCGGCGAAGACCTGAAGGCCATCAAGACCCTGGCCAAGCAGGTGGAGGACAAGCGCACGGCTATCACCGGCCCGATCAATGACGCGCTCCGGGAAGTCAACGCCCTGTTCAAGCCGGCAAAGGACTGGTTGGTGCAGGCTGAGAAGCTGCTCAAGAGCAAGATCCTGGACTACCAGTCCGAACAGACTCGGATCGCCCGCGAACTCCAGGCCAAGGCCGACGAGGAGGCCCGCAAGCAGCGCGAGAAGCTCGAGCAACAGGCGGCGAAGGCCGAAGCCAAGGGTAAGGCCGAGAAGGCCGTGGAACTGCGGGAACAGGCCGAACTGCGAGAGGCTCCGGTTGTGATATCGGCCGCGCCGAAGATCGGCGGGGTCTCCACTCGGGAGATCTGGAAGGCTGAGGTCACCGACAAGATGGCTTTCCTGAAGTACGTCGTGGAGAAGCGCCCGGACCTGGCCGCGCTGGTGCAGCTGGATCAGGGTGGCCTGAACGCCCAGGCGCGCTCTTTGAAGGATGCGCTGGACCTGCCGGGTATCAAGGCCGTGAAGGAGTCCATCATCGCGGCTAGGAGTGGTTCATGAAGCTGGAAGACTACCGGGCCACAATTGAGCGGGGTGATATCCCGAAGACCGCGCCGCATGGCACTTCGCCCAATGGCTACGACTACCCACTCAAGGACCTTATGCAAGGAGTTGAAGCGCGTTCGATGTTTGCGAAGTATGGTCTCTGGATGGTGATAGACCAACAGTGGACGGGCGAGCTTGCCAGATGGATAGGTAGCCGACGCTGCCTAGAGATCATGGCTGGCGGTGGCTGGCTCGCCAAGGCGCTCACCGATCATGGATGTAGCGTAGTCGCCACTGACGACTATAGCTGGAAGGATCGCCATGACCGGATGAAACCGGTCTATGAAGTCCAGCCGATGTCGGCACTACAGGCCATCCAGACGTTTTTGGAGGCCGAGATATTGCTGGTCAGCTGGCCTCCTTACGGAGATACAACCATGGTCAAGGCGGCCGATGCCTGGGGACCAGAACGACCCCTCGTATACATCGGCGAGGGCGATGGCGGATGCAATGCGCCCGCTGAATTTTGGGTCGGCTTTGAACCGTTGGAAGACGAACCACTTATTCCGATGATGAGCTGGCCTGGAATACATGACTTCGTTACGATCGGCTATTGGAGGCCCGATGCCTAAGTCTGAGACCCGCTACTGTCCTGAATGCCGGCGCCACACCGAGCACCTGATCGGCCCGGGCGGGAACTTTGGGTGCATGGATCCGGGGCATCCGCGGAAAGCAGGACTAACGACATGCTTCCTGTGTGGCAGGCAGATCGGGCATGATGGCTACTGCAAACGATGCGATGTGTTCACCCACGAGGAGAACAAGCAATGACCTCGCCCGCATCCTACCGCGATAAAGATGCCTGGCGCTTGGCCCGTCAGGACGGTCTGGGTGGCAGCGATGCCTCAGCCGTCGCAGAAGCCAACCCATGGTGCACGCCGATGGATGTCTACCTGGAGAAAACCAGCGACCTAAAGCCGGAGGAACTCAATTGGCGGATGCGCTGGGGCAACATCGGTGAGGCCATCGCGGCCGATCTCTACGCGGAGAAGACTGGGCGGAAGATCCGGCAGCAGCCATTGCGCCGGCATCCTGAGCACCCGTTCCTGCTCGCCAACGTTGATCGCCAGATTCTCGCCGGAACTGCCGGCGTGACTTCTACGGGATGCCTAGAGATAAAGTCGCCGGGCCTCGGCAACTACTCCAAGATGAAAGCGCACGGTCTGCCGGATTACGCCGTAATTCAACTTCAGCACTATCTGGGAGTCCTGGGCTATTCCTGGGGCAGCTTCGCCATCTTCAACCCTGAGGACGGTCCGCCGATCTATTTCGACATGGAGGCCGATCAAGCCCTTATCGCTGATCTCTTCGAGCGCGAGATCAAGTTCTGGACTGAGCACGTGGTCCCGCGCATCCCGCCGCCGATGGAGACCATGGCCAAACCAATGGACATCCCCCACATCGAAGGCGAGCTGACCATCGTGGACAGCGATGAGTGGGTGAAGGCCGCCACCGAGTTCCGGGAGGCCCGAGAGCTCAAGGACACGGCCACCGAGCTGGAGGAGACCGCCAAGACCAAGGTGCAGGAACTCATGCACCGGGACGAGCTGCACGCGGCCGAAGTGTCTGGACTAGTCAGGTTTTACTACAAGATGTTCGCAGGCAATACGAAATGGAAGCCGACCGCGGAAGCGATCGCCCGGGAGGCGCGGCTGAACGTGGATGACTTCATCGTGAAGGGTGACTCTTACACAAAGTTCACCCCGTATCTGCTACGGGGATCGAGAGAGGACTGATATGCCCATTGATATTGCCACATCAAGCAAACGGATCGTAGCCAAACTCTGCGAATGGACCAAGGGAATGCCAGCGGATGGGGCTGCTTTCAAGATCTACAACGAAGCGATCGGTGATGCTATTGACTTTGTGGCTATATTAGCCGAGCGGAACCCTCAGCATCGAATCGCCTTTGTATCGCTCATTGATGAGATGAGCAAATGGCTTCCATTGAGGCTGGAGGACTGATATGACCGTTCAAGTGATCGGCCTGATCGTGGTAGCGGCCGGAGCTATCGTGCTGACCGGGACTAACATCGTCTTTCTTGTGTCCTATTCCAGGGTCAGGACCAAGCTGGATAGGATCAAAGAACGGGCCGAACGGGTGCTGGAAGGCGAGCCCTGGTGGGAGCCGGAGAACGCCAGCCCGATGAGCAAGAACGCCGCAGCGATGGGCAGTGAACATGCTGCCCGCTGGCTGCTCAAAGTGATCGGAGACTGACATGGGACACATGAAGCAAGTAGCCGAACAGACCGGGCAGGAACAACCGAAGCCGGAGACCGAAGCCAAGAAACCGGCCACCTTCGCGCTGGCGATGAAGGACCAGCTGGAGGGTGCCCGGGATCAGATCATGCGGACACTACCGGCGCACATCGACGCCGAGCGGTTCATCATGGTGGCACTGACGGCGATCACCCGCAACGACAAGCTGCAGGAGTGCGGGCTGCCGAGCGTATACCTGGCGGTGATGGAGTGCGCCCGCCTGGGACTCTTCCCGGACAACCGGGAGGCGGCCATCATCCCATATAAGGGTGTGGCGACGCTGCAGCCGATGGTGCAGGGGATCACCCGCCTGATGCTGCGGTCGCCGGGACTGTTGAAGGTGGAAGCCCGGGCGGTGTTCGAGGGCGACGTGTTCCACTTCAACTACGGGCTGCACCCGGACTTGATGCACGTGCCTCAGGGCACCGACACGGCCAGCCGGAAGGTGACGCACGCCTACGCCATCATGTGGCGCCAGGGCGCCGACCCGACGTTTGAGGTGATCGACCGGGATGTGATCGAGGGAGTGCGTCTGAAATCGAGAGCGCCGGATAGCCCGGCCTGGAGCAATCCGATCTACTATCCGGAGATGGCCCGCAAGGTGGTGCTCAAGCGGCTGGGCAAGTATGCCGACCTGAGCCCCGAAGCCACCCGGGCCATCGAGGTGGACAACCTTGTGAGCGGCGATCCGTGGGCCGGTGCCGAGCCGGAGGGTGTCTCGCCCGAATACCGGAACCAACTTGTACGTGTGCAGACTCAGGCCGGCATCGAACGGCTGAAGGAACGCATGAGCGCCGACAGGCAGATGCAGCAGGAGCACCCGCCGCTGGAGCAGGAGGTCATGCAGGTGGAATCTGCAGCACCGGAGACCCAGGCTTCCGCGGAAGCATCCACAGAGCCAGCACAGTATGAGACGGCGCAACCCGCGAACAAGGCGAAGTCTTCGAAGAAGCCCGGTGGCAAGATCGCCGGAGGCGATGTCACCGAGTTCTGGAAGACGGTGAACGAGATCGGCCTTGAGCGGGTCTGCGAGGATTTGCACATCAACGCCGGCGACACCAAAGAGAACCAAGACCAGCTGCGCAAGTGGATCGAATCCGAGATGCGGGGTATCTGGGCCGACGGCACGAAGTACCTGTTGGAGACCTACCTGGATCCGGCTGGGAAGGAACAGGCGGATGGGTGACCTGATCCTGTAGGTTCTGCTGAGGCTGCATGTGCCAGTCTTCCCGTGGGATGAGGAGGAGGCGTGATGGGCGAGAGACTGATCATTGGCCCAGGAGGAGCAGGTGAACGAGAAACGTCCAAAGCCGGAGGGCCTGGAGGTGTATATCGCGGAGCCATTTACGATCCCGACGATGAGGGAAGGGGAGCCGACATGAGCGAGAAGTTCGGTGATGAACTTAGAGACCTATCTTTGGTAGCCGAGTCCCTGGTCGGACTTGAAAACGTATCTATGCTGGCGGCACGGCTGGCTGCGCTCGCCAAACGTGCAGATGATCTTGAGGCCGAGAACGACCGTCTAGTACGAAAAGACATCAACGGACAGTTCGTGGTGGGACAGATCGAATCCGAACTCGCCCTGCTAAGAAGAGCGGTGAAGCAGTTGGGAGAATTCTACAACCAGGTGACTGGCGTGATGTCGGAGAGCCACGGCGTTGATGGGTTCCATCTCAATGGAGACGTAGCTGGCTGGGCAGAACTTGACTTCCCAATGCCCGATCCCAATGTGTTGGAGCTCATCAAGAAGCAGAAAGCTTAACCATGTTCGAGCTAATTGGCGTAAGCGACCTCTGGATCGGGCTGACCTGCCTAGTCGTCCCACTCCTTGCGATCAGCCGAGCGGTTCGGTGGTGGCGGCGCCGACGGCGCTCTGATCCCAATGAGATGCCATTCCTGTTGCAGGCTGTCATGATCGCGCTATTGGCGGGCGTGCTGGGATCGTGCATGCCGAACCCTCCGTGAGACTGAGAGAGGAGCGGAAAATGAACGACAGAAACCATCAGGCAACCCTATTCATGATCCGAGATCGCATCGTCATCCACGAACAGATGAGCGTGCGCCGTTGGACCCAGGCAAAGAAGGCCAGGCAGGTCCATGCCGCCGGTATGCTCTCACTGGAGCACTACGATCACAAAGAGGCCGCCGATATTCTCCGAGAGGCATTGGGCGCGCTTGAATCTCTATTCAGGCCGACTTGATTGGCGCAAAGGAGCAGTAGCCATGAGTTTCATACGTTTGGAGCGCATCAATGAGCGGGATGGGACAGTCCGGCGGGCAGAACTCAGCTTCCGCGAGAGTACCTACATGCTCAAGGCCGAAGAGATCGGGCGGCTAGCGGCATGGATTGAGGATCTGTTCCCGGAGGAGTTCGCTCAGCGACGGACCTACTTGCCTGAACCTGCACTGATCCGGGGATCTGAGCGATGAGCGATCAAGTGCTTGCGCATGTTCGACTTCTGATCCAGGACCCGTTCGACTCCGTGCCGGATCTCAAACCCGACGAACGGGAGGCGCTGGCGATGCTGGCCCGCGGCGGCACCATCAAGGACGTGGCGAAGAAACTCAAGGTTCACCGGCGCACAGCCTACCGCATCGTGAGCCGCGGGTTGGACAAACTGAACGTGTTGCTGCGCCAGCCGGTCAGCATGGATGGGTTGACGGCGGTGGCCTTCCGGATGCTGGAAGATGCGGCGGGGTCGTAAGCCATTTGTAAGGCCGGTAGGACCTCTCTCCTATGGCACGGGCGTGACACCTGGGCGACAATGGAGCCGAAGGGAGAACCACCATGAACACGCTGAAACCACTCTCGCTCCTGATCCTGACGGCCCTGCTTCTGACGGCCTGCGGGCCGATCCAACCGCTTGGCTACTGCCCCAGCGATGGCCTATTCTACTGGTACCTGGGAAACCCTCGGAACGTCCG